CTGGACTGCCCCCTAGTTGCAGTGCAACCAGAGCATACTAACGTATGTTCGCAACCAAAGGATCAATGATGCCTGTGCCTCGAAGTACTCGGCGACGTAAGTTGCCGGGTCCAACTCTCAAAGGGTTTACGAAGAATGAACATCAAACTTCGTACTCTCCTCTTTTCGAGATCGATTGCACAGGGAAACAAATCACTGTTTCGGAAGGCAACGACTGGCCACCTCCATCAGGAGATGGCATTGTCGATGTGGGATCAGATTTCTATACGACTAAGTCATACGTCGCGGCGGTTCCACCGTCCTACGTACAACTTCCTGCCGTATGGACAGCGCCCTTTCCTCAACAAACTCTTGGCTATAAAGGCCATTTGATTGGTGCGGATCCGAGTGCTGTAACCCTGATTTCCACTAGTGGTGTAGAGCGATACGTTCCTAACTTTCCACCTACCTTGGAGAAAACTCCAAGTGAAATGGATCAGTTGGGAACGACCGCTATCGCAAGGTGTAAACCTGGCGAGCCAATAGCCGACGCTTCGACGTTCCTCGGCGAGTTGATGAAGGATGGGCTTCCCGCCCTACCTCTCGTTAACTTGTTCAAGGGACGACAACCACCGCCTAAGTCGGCTGGTGGTGAATACCTAAACTATCAGTTCGGTATTCAACCCATCGTGAATGACATCTCGAAATTTGTTCAAGGTGTCACTCAAGCTGACAAACGTCTACGTCAACTTGAGCGCGATTCAGGAAGGGTTGTTCGACGTCGCTATTCCTTCCCATCAGAGTCGTCCTTTACTGACACGGATCTCGGTACCAAAGCTTGGCCTTTTAGGTTCAGCGGAGTTAGCGGGATCACGCAAGTAAAGTACGGCTTCTCCAGTCCCGCCCCAGCCCACCGAGAACGTCATGTCTCTCGTAAGGTATGGTTCTCTGGCGCTTTCACTTATTATTTGCCGGACACCTGGAAACAGGGTACGGTTCTTGATAAGTTTAGCGACAGAGCTAATGCCATACTTGGTCTGGATCTCACAGCAGAAACGCTGTGGAATTTGGCGCCCTGGAGTTGGGCCGTAGATTGGTTTTCCTCAGCTGGAGATACAATCTCCAATCTGCAGGACTTCCTGTCTCATGGTCTGGTTATGCATTATGGGTATCTGATGGTTCACACCATCGTTACAGATACCTATTACTACGGGCCCGTCGGCACTTTTGCCGGAAGACCTGTAGTTTCTTCCTTCCAATTGGTCACTGAGACCAAGCAGAGGAAGAAAGCTAACCCCTTTGGGTTCGGTGTTAGCTGGTCAGGCTTGTCGCCTTACCAGCTCTCCATAGCTGCTGCTCTCGGCTTGAGCCGGGGCAGATAGCAGGTTCACTGCTAATCCACAGATGCTCAAGCATCGCATACTAAGGAGTGTTGCCTGATGGCATTTTCCGACCCTCAGTCCGTCACGATTTCGGCTGTTGCGATTTCGTTGCCTCGCGTTTCTACGGGAGACAACATCTCGCAGTACCTTTCCGCTGACGGACTGGTGAAGCTCACCGCCTCCAGCGCCTACGGGCGCCGGAACAGGCGGGTGCTTCGGCTCGACCATTCCAAGATCACAGCAGACCCTTTCATTCCGACGAACAATTCGAAGGTGTCCATGAGTAACTACATGGTCTTCGACTTGCCGCCGGCCGGCTACACGAACGCGGAAGCGCTCGCGGTTTACGCCGGCTTTAAGGGCCTGTTCACTGCGTCTTCCGACGCAGCGATCTCGAAGCTCCTGGGAGGCGAAAACTAGCATTTCAATGCTACATTTCGGCCCCAGACGCCCACGTCATGTGTACCATCCGAAAGTGACTTTCACTCTCGCTTGGGCAGATGGCGGTCCGATCCTGGATTTCGGGCTGACCAATTTACCGGTCATTCCCGATCTCCGAGTGAGGATCGAGATCAGTTGATCTTGACAGGTGCAATCTGACGAATTTATCGTTTGGTTGCGAGATGCTATCAGGCTAAGGATAATTACCTCAATTTAAGGGGAATTATGAAAAGCCTGATTGCACTCTGGAAACAACTGGCCGAAGAATTGGCCGGTTGGTGTTGCACTAGCTCCTCTCACGATTGCAAAACAGTCGTGAGGCGATCGGAACACGAAGGACTATCGTTTTTAACGATAGTCTTGCCTTCCTTCGGAAAAGACTTCCAAAAAAGTCTTGAAGAAGGGCTGGTAGGTCCTACCTCTTTTCTTGGTTTCAAGAAAAGAGGGGGTCTCCCCCTATTTTTAGGAGGTTTCCTTGACCGTGTGTTCGATCGGGCCAGTGGTCGTCTTCTTGACGATCCCTGCATTGATTCTATCTACTCGATAAGGCAGCTTTGCTTCCTTGTCGAAAAGATCGCAATCCCGTGCACATCAGTGCGTGAGAAAGCGGCAATGCAGGCTTTTGTCAAGTGTGAGCAGGAGATCAGGAATTCGGATTCAAAGTTGTCCGCCTCTGATAGGGCTGACTTTCTGCGAATCCGCCAGCTATTGTTTTCGTCAATATTGAGCGAGGTTGAATACGATGTATACAATCTTGCTCTTTGGCCAAAACACGGTCCTGGAGCCACTGCTGATAAGCTTACTGGGAACAGTAAGTTTACTGGCATGGCTTGGACGCAAAGGCTGGAGAGTGCATTTCCTCGTGAAATGTACCTTGTTCCATCACCCAAGCTCTCGCAAGAGCTTCGGGATAGTGATCTCCTCGAACCCGGAGCAGAGATTCCTGTTAAGGTTATCTCTGTTCCTAAGACACAAAGAACGCCGAGAATCATCGCGATAGAGCCTACTGCAATGCAATATTGCCAACAAGCTCTAGCCGGTGCTCTCGTCGAGCGTCTCGAGCGTAATGACAAAACGCCAGGGATGCTCGGTTTCTCTGATCAAACCATCAACCAAGAAATGGCGATGGTAGGGTCATTGAATGGTCGTCTTGCTACACTAGATCTTAGTGAGGCAAGTGACCGCGTTTCGAATCAGCATGTACGTCTCCTATTCAGCAACTACCCTTGGCTTAGCCAAGCCGTAGATGCTTGTAGGAGTCGGAAGGCTGATGTGCAAGGCTTTGGCGTTAAACGCCTAGCCAAGTTCGCGTCTATGGGTTCAGCTCTCACCTTCCCAGTTGAGGCGATGGTCTTCCTGACCCTCGTCATGATTGGGATTGAGCGAGAACTAAGACGACCCCTGACAGCGAAGGATATAAAATCCCTTCGCGGCCAGGTGCGTGTCTACGGAGATGATATTATCATCCCTGTAGAATATGTGCATTCCGTGATGCGGACACTTGATGCTTTTGGGTATCTCGTGAACCGCAACAAGTCTTTCTGGAACGGTAAGTTCCGGGAGTCTTGTGGTGAGGACTACTATGCTGGACATCGAGTCACAGTGACTCGCGTCCGGCAGGAGTGGCCTCACTCACGGAAGTGCGTTACGCAGGTTGTCTCGCTTGTCTCCCTAAGGAACCAGCTCTATGAGCAAGGCCTTTGGCAGACGGCGAGATATCTGGACCAGGTCATACGGAAATTACTTCGGTATTTTCCTAGTGTCCATCCAGATTCACCTGTGTTGGGGAGGGTATGTTCTCTTGGTTATGAAAACCAAAGAATGCACCCTACACTCCACACCCCTCTTGTCAAGGGATGGGTTGTGTCGGCACAAATCCCTCAGTCACAAATTGACGGATATGCCGCTCTTATGAAGTGTTTCCTTCACAAAGGCGATATGCCAATCGCTGATGAGAAGCACCTCGAACGCGCAGGGCGTCCTCGGTCGCTGGACATCAAACTGAGGTGGGCCAAACCCTTTTAAAGGGTTTGGGAGTTGTTGCCTTAATAGGCCGCTTTCTGGGAGG